CTCAGAACCGCTGTAGAGGAGTTCCACAACAACTGCCGATTCATCTTCACCTGCAACTTCCAGAACAAGATCATTGAACCGCTGCAGTCCCGTTGCACGGTCGTTGACTTCCGAATCCAGAAGGAGCAACAGCAGCAACTCCAAGGTCAGTTCTTCATGCGACTGAAACAGATCTTGGATGAGAACAAAGTTGAGTATCAGGACAAGGTTGTTGTCAAACTGATTCAACGTTACTATCCCGACTGGCGTCGTTTGATCAATGAAGCACAACGTCATGCCGCAACTGGCAAGATTGATACTGATATTCTTTGCGATATTGCTGATGTCAATCTGTCTCAGTTGATGAACTCCCTGAAGAACAAAGAGTTCTCCACAGTTCGTAAGTGGGTTGTAGACAACATTGATAATGATCCAAACATTATCATGCGTAAGATCTATGATGCTATCTACGAGAACATCAAACCCAAATACATTCCAGAAGTAGTCCTGATCCTTGCTAAGTATCAGTATCAGATTGCTTTTGTTGCTGACCAGGAGATCAACCTGTTGGCATGTCTTACTGAAGTTATGATGAGTTGTGAGTTCCGATGAATGTTCCTAGTCAAGAAGAGTTGCTTCACCTGAAGATTCAGGCAGCAATGCGTGAGAATGATTTTGCAGAAGACCAGATGAAGTATCTGGGTGAACGTGCTGGACATCACTGGTATTTGATTGCTGGTGAGCATGAAGTATCTGCCGACCAACTAGAAGAGTTTGAGATGATCGATGACGGAGAGAGTTAAAACCACACCACAGAACGTAGAAGAAGCAAACGATGGTTTGTTTCGTGCTACAATGAATCTACCTGCTGCTGCCGCTCACTGTGGCATGACGCAGAAAGAAATGAAGTTAACCTTTTGGGAATACCTTAAATATCATGCCCCAGACTATGAAATCCCTGAAGACTCCCCTTCGCTATCCTGGGGGGAAGAGTCGTGCCCTGAGTAAACTCTTCCAATACATTCCTGATCTGTCAGGATATACTGACTACCATGAACCCTTTCTGGGTGGTGGTTCTGTAGCATTGGAAGTTACCAAACGTTACCCACGTCTCAACATCTGGGTCAACGATCTGTATGAACCTCTATATAATTTCTGGCGAGTTCTACAGGACAATGGGCATGATCTTAAGAACATTCTACTCCAACTTAAGCAGCGACATCCAGATCAAACCTCTGCCAAGAGTCTATTTCTGGATGCTAAGGACTACCTCGCCAAGGATGTTAAAGACACTGAAGACATCCATCGTGCTGTGTCTTTTTACGTTGTCAATAAGTGCAGTTTCTCAGGTCTCACAGAGTCATCATCATTCTCCAAGCAGGCAAGTGATAGCAACTTCTCGCTAAATGGTATTGAGAAACTGACTGATTACCAAGCATTGATTGGTAACTGGAAAATTACTAACCTTTCTTATGAACAACTCCTTAGCGACTGCAAGTCAACCTTCATCTATCTCGATCCCCCCTATGAGATTGGATCCAATCTATATGGTAAGCGTGGAAACATGCACAAGGGATTTAACCACGACCATTTTGCTATCAAGTGTGATCGTTTTATCAGTCCTCAACTTATATCTTACAATTCGTCGCAACTGATCCGAGACCGTTTCGACGGGTGGACAGCTGCTGAATTTGCACACACTTACACCATGAGGAGCGTGGGGAGTTATAATACAGATCAAGCGTCTCGCAAGGAACTGGTCCTTACCAACTATGAAGTGTGAAGTCAAACTCTATGTTGCTGGCAAGGTCTTCACTGAGGAAGTTTATGCTCGCGACTACCAGGAGGCAAGAGAGGTTGCCCTGGCACGTAACCCCAATGCCAAAGTTATAGGTGTGAACGCTACGTTTAAATAATGGAACTTAAAGATTATCTGAACTCGATCAATCAGTCTAAAAAGAATATCATGGATGAAGATGAGGATGCCGTCAAAGGTTATCCTCCTTTTATTGTGAACAAGTGTCTGTCTGGTTTTACTGATAGTATCTTGTATGCAAACGAGATGAACATGCATCCTTATCTCGATAAAAAGTTGCAATATGATTTTTATCTAAATAGTTTGAAGCCCAGAAAGCGTTTTACGCCCTGGTTGAAAAAAGATACAGTAGAGAACATTGAATTGGTGAAGCAATATTATGGATATAACCATAGTAAAGCAGTTGCCGCTCTTAGAATTCTCACTAATTCTGAACTACAGCAGATTAAAAAGATTTTAGATAAAGGCGGTGCAAGATGAATGAAATTACTATTGACTGGCAACCATCTGACATGGTAGAAGTCGTTCTCAACGAACCAGATGATTTCTTAAAAGTAAGAGAGACACTCACTCGTATCGGTGTTGCATCGCGAAAGGATCGTAAACTGTATCAGTCTTGTCATATCTTACATAAGCAGGGCAAGTATTATATTGTTCATTTTAAAGAACTTTTTGCACTAGACGGTAAGAACACCAACCTATCTTTAAATGATGTTCAACGACGCAACCGCATCACTAAACTTCTTTCTGATTGGGGTCTTATTTCTATTGTTGATGAGTCTCAGATCGAAGACGTTGCACCCCTCAACCAAATTAAAGTTCTCTCCTATAAGGATAAGGGAGAATGGACATTGGAATCAAAATACAACATCGGTCGTAAGAAAGTAGAGACAACCGAATAAATAAACATGAGACCTTTCGTGCGGTCTCTACGAAAGTCGGAACACCCTACAAACCGTTACGGTTATTACCGTAGCGGTTTTTTTGTGTCTTGGTTAAATAATATTGGATGCCTTCGGGGTCCGAATCAACTATTGTCTCGCTTAAATAAAGGAGAACCGCAATGACAAATACTTGGGATATCTACTTACCCCACGCTGTAGGTCTGAGTGATATGTTCAATCGACTGGATTCTATGACCAGTCATAACACGAACTATCCTCCGTATAACCTAATCAAACATGACTCCAGTAATTACGAAATTCAAATTGCTCTCGCAGGATTTAAAAGAGAGGAGATTGAAGTATCTACTGAATCAAACATTCTCAACGTTGCCACTAAGACTTCAGGAACAGATCCTGAAGTTGAATACTTACACAAAGGAGTATCACGAAGATCATTTGTATTCACTAAGCAACTCAGTGACGATGTTAGAGTTGTGGACGTAGCATTTGAGGACGGTCTGTTGATTATTAGTTTAGAGAAAATTATTCCAGACCACATGAAACGAACCACATACGAAGTCAAATAAATATCTGGCACAGGGGGCAGTTGCCCCCTTTTGCATTTCGTGTTATACTAATAGAAACATTGGAGAACTATGGCTGATCAAATTTTAGTTTTTAAGAATGGAGAGCGTGTAATTACTGAACTTCAGGAAGTCTTTGAAGGCGAAGAAGAAAACAAGCGTGGTGTGTGTCTCTTGATGACCAACCCTTACATCTTGGAATTGGTTGGTGGCGATGATCCTAATTCCGCGATGGATCTTCAGGTCAAGTTTAGCAAGTGGTGTCCATATTCTGTGGACTATCAGTTCCGTATTCCTTATGATGCTGTCCTCGCTATCGGTGAACCCGATACTGGTTTGGATCAAGCATATCGCAGTAAGATTGAATCTTTGGTTGCAGCACAACAAGCTGGAAGAACTGATGAAAATCCTTTGGAAGGTTGGGCACAAGGAGAAATGAATCCTAACATGGAAGCACAACTAGCAGACATCAAAGACGTTAGTGCTGCTGATAACCCCACCGCTGGAGTCGCTGGTAACACTTCTGAGCACCCCATTGCAGAACCTTTTGAGGTAGTAGAAGAGAGTGCTGAAACTTCTGAAGTTTGACGGGCATTGGCTCGTAGCAGAGGTTGAAGAGATTCCTGGTACTGAGTTGGGTGACCCCGATTGTGTGCTAAAATATGCCTGTGAGGTAAACGAGGATGGGGCAGTGCCCTTTCCTGCTTACAGCGACGACACCGAGTTGGTAGTGCGTTCAGAAAACATCACTGTTATTGCTGAACCATCTGCCATGTTCTCGGCACTATACTATGACTTGAAAGACAAACGAGGCGAATGAAGTTTTACACCAGCGTTCAGCAAGCAGGTAACAGTATCCAAGTTCGTGGATATCAGAATGGAGTCCAGTTCAGTGACAAGGTAAAGTTCAACCCTACACTGTATCTGCCTACCCAACAACCTTCACGCTGGAAGACTCTGGATGGTAAGAACGTTCGCCCTGTGAAGCAGGGAACCATTCGTGATGCGAAGCAGTTCGTAGAAGAACATCGTGACATTCCTGACTTTGAAATCTGTGGTCAAACTCGCTATCTGAATCAGTATATTGCTGAAGAGTATCCTGCTGATCAGATCGAGTTTGATTCCAGTCAGATTCGTGTGTTCACGCTTGACATCGAGACTGCTGCAGAGAATGGTTTCCCTGACATCGAGACAGCAGACCAGGAGATTCTGCTGATCTCCCTTAAGGACAGTCACACAGGACGCATCCAGGTGTTCGGACGCTATGAGTTCGACAACACCCACAAGGATGTGGACTACATGCACTTCAGCACTGAGGTTGGCATGTTGCAGGCATTCATCCATTACTGGATGAGTAACTATCCTGATGTGATCACTGGATGGAATGTTCAGTTGTTCGATATGACATATATCAGTAAGCGTATTGAACGTGTTATTGGTGAGCGTGAGGCAAAGTTGCTGTCACCTTGGAAGTCTAACTTTTGTCGTGAGATTTATATTAAAGGTCGTAAGCAGATTGCCTATGACATTTCTGGTGTCGCAACACTAGACTACCTTGAACTGTATCGTAAGTTTACTTACACTAACCAAGCATCTTATCGTCTGGACCATATTGCAAGTGTGGAACTCGGCACCAAGAAACTTGACCACAGTGAGTATGATACATTCAAGGAGTTCTATACTAAGGACTGGCAGAAGTTTGTAGAATACAACATCATTGACGTTCGCCTGGTTGACCAGTTGGATGACAAGATGAAACTACTCGAACTTGCATTCACCATGGCATATGATGCTAAGGTCAACTTTGAGGACGTGTTCTCACAAGTTCGTATGTGGGACAACTACATATATGTCGAACTACTGAAGCGCAAGATTGCCATCCCTCCAAAGAAAGAAGCAAGGAAAGATGCAAAATATGCAGGTGCATACGTTAAGGAACCTAAGCCAGGATTTTATGACTGGGTTGTCAGTTTTGACCTTAACAGTCTATACCCTCACCTTATCATGCAGTATAATCTCTCACCAGAGACCTTGCTCCCAAACAGACACCCTACAGCAACTGTGGATAAACTGCTTGAGAAAGAGATAGACACATCTGATCTCAGCAATTGTCTCGCTGCTAATGGAACGCTCTATAAGAACGAGGAGCAAGGGTTTCTGCCTATGATGATGCAGAAGATGTATGACGAGCGAGTCATCTTCAAGAAGCGTATGCTCAAGGCAAAGCAGCAATACGAAGAGACTCCCACCATTGAGTTGAAGAAAGAGATCGCCCGCTGCAATAACATTCAGATGGCAAAGAAGATCTCTCTCAACTCTGCCTATGGTGCTATCGGTAACGAACACTTCCGATACTTCCGACTAGAGATCGCTGAGGCAATCACGTTGTCTGGTCAGTTGTCGATTCGCTGGATCGAGAACAAGATGAACGAGAAATTAAACAAGATTCTAAAGACTGACAATGTTGATTACGTTATTGCTTCTGACACTGACTCTATCTACCTTAACCTGGGTCCTCTG